CTTAGTCCATTGTGGCTACCAATTGCTTTTGTACTGAGTCTAGCTGGTATTGCACTAGTATTCCTAGGTCTTGTTAAACTGTTTAGTAAATAAGAGGAGAAGCAACATGCCATCGTATGAGGTGTTAGTTAAAGCGTATTGTTCTGTTGTGGTTCAAGATGCGGAAAATGAAGACGAAGCTCTGGAACTTGCATGGGAAAATGTTAATAAGGGAGACTTTGAGCTGGATGAGGTATCAATTGAAAGTGAGCTAGCCAGTGAAGAATCCCTAAACCAAGCTGTTCGTCTATGTAATCAAGTAATCTAAGGAGAAACAAATGAAACTGAAAACTAAAAAGCGTCTAGCTCGAAAAGGTAAAGCACTACAACGGTCTGCAAGCTCATGGAGTGGTATGTATAAAATTCTACAACTACTTGCAACTGCTGATGTAAACGAGTATAGTGGTATCCGACAAGTAGTCCCTAGCTTCCAAGCACTAGAGATTATTGCTGAGACTGGGAAGATTTGATGAATTTGTGGAAACACAAGTAACAGCCGAAAGGCAAATGTAATAGTCTCAACTTTAAGTGACTAAATTATACACAACCGAAAGAGGAAATAAATATGACTAGTATCGTAATTCGTGAACTGCCTAAAACTGGTGGTCTGGAAACTGTGAATCTCTATATCAAAGATGCTTCAGTATTCTATGCTACAGTTCATGATCCTAAGAAGAAGTATCAATCTGATGATCGTGAATACAGTGTGACTGTGTTTGTTGATGAAGAGACTAAAGATAAGCTGCTTGATGAAGTGATGGTGAATAAGAGTTTTGCACTTGTTGGTAAGGATAAAACCTCTAAGCCACCACGTCGAATCAAATATCCACTGTCTTCCCAAGTTGAGGAGGGGAAAGTAAATTATGATGCTGTTGAGGGTATGTACGGCTTCACTGTAGCCAAGCCTGAGTTCAGTAAAAAAGGGAATCCAATGACCGTCAATGTGATTGGTGCTGATGGTTCTGCCTTCACTGAGAACGTAGGTAATGGTTCTGTTTGTACACTGAAACTGTTTGGCTATCGTAACCAAGACAATCAGGTGGTTGTCACTCTGGATACTCTGCAAGTGCTTGAGCATGTTCCTTATGAACAGAAAGCCGCTGCTGATAGTGTTGAGGATGATGTACTTGGTGTGTCTTACAAGGTGAAGAAGGTTGAAGGAAAGGCTGCTGAACAAGACGTTCCAGCCAAAGCTGCACCAGAACAAGAACCTGAAGATGATAACGCCGATCCACTGCCGTTCTGATCAATAAGCAATAACTTGCCCATTATGGAGAGTATTTCAAAGTAATGGGCATTATAAAACTTAAACAAACTGAGGAGAAATAAATAATGAAAGAACTTCAATCACTTTACAACCGTGCATACCAACTGGCTCAAGAAGCTATCACCAACAAGGAAGATATGAAGGAGCTAATTGGGGAGTTTACTTACGATAAAGAATACAACACTGAGGGTTTTGAGAAGGATAGTGTAAAAGAGATTATCAATGCTGCTGTAGCTAAAGCTAAATCTGATGATTTGCAGGGTAAGGCAGATAAGCTGAAGAAGCTTCAAGAAATTCAAGAGATGTATAGTTAATATAAATAGGAGCTGAAATATGCTCCTTATTCTTTGGAGGTAGATATGGGTATTGATGTAGACCACAGTTTGCTTGTTGGCTGCTCTTATGATGAGTTAGAGGACTTCTTTGAAAAGATTATTGAAGGTGGTGAAACAGTTAAACATGAAGCTTGTGAAGACCCGCATGAAGTGATTGAGTGTTACTTTGAAACCGCAAGTCCGTATTATGATTCTCCCTCTGAGAGTTGGTTTATTGGATTTAAGATTCCAAACTATCACGAGATTAATGAACAATGGTTTGCAGAAGTACAAGCTGCTGCCAATAGCTTTGAAGAACTAACTGGAGTTAAACCTCGTGTTCGTGGTGGTGCTCATGTCTGGTGAGGTATTATGACTAAACAATACACAGCAATAATTGACGTTGATACTCTCATCATTCATGCTGCCCTAGCAGCTCAAGAAACATTCGTCACTGTCACACACAAAGAAACCAACTGGACTAGGGAGTTTAAAAACCAGACAGCTTTCTTTGGTGATCACTGGAAAAAAGAAGGTGGTTGGCTTGCTGAAGTGAATGCTAAAAAGATTGAGAAAGGATTGGATAAAGTTTCACCAGATGCTTTTGAAGTTGTTGCTGGTGTTCGTTTGCTTACAGGGACTACTAACTATAGTGGTGCTGTTGTAACACCAGAGCAAATTGTTAAAGGGCGATTCAAATCTAAGATTGAGGTAATCACAAACCAGCCTTGGTGTAAAGACTTCAAGATTTGTTTTGGTGTTGGTGAGAATTTCCGTTATGATATTGCTCAGACCCAACCATATAAAAATGAACGACCAAGTAAACCTTTGTTGTATGATGTTGTCAAAGAATACATGTTGACTAAATACAAAGCACATATGGTTATAGCAGAAGGTGTTGAGACAGATGAGATTGTAACTCAGGAGCTTTGGAAAGGTTGGATTAAAGCTAAGAGGGACTTTGATAAGCTCAGTGTTGTTGGGGTTTGGTGTGATAAAGATTTAGGACAATATCCACAAATCCACTACAACTTCGATAAACCTGAACTTGGATTAGTTGAGATAACACCACTTGAAGCTATTAAGAACTTGGCAAGTCAGCACCTCAGCGGAGATACAATTGACTCAATTCCGGGCTTACCAAAGCTTACTGATGAACTACATAAGAAGTATGCAATTAGGCGCTCAGGAAAGGGTTTAGGAGAGAAGACAGCAAGAGCTTTAGTTGGAGATGCACAAAGCCCTAAAGAAGTATTTGAACGTGTTGTAGAGGCTTATAGAGCGTTCTACGGAGATGAGAAACAACCATTTAAATCTTTCAGGGGTGATGTATCCGAACGTAATTGGCTTGACCATTTGAACGAACAGTTTAGGTTGTTGAGGATGCGAACAGATGTTACTAAAGATGTTGGTCATGTTCGTGATTTTTTAAAAGCTATGGAGGTGGATTATGAATAAAATTACTAAAGAACAGTTGCAAGACTATGTGGCAGAGGCCGGTGAGTTTGAGAAAGAGCACCGTAAAGGTTCGTCATTCTATGCATGGGTGAGCCATACATTCACTCAAACAGATGTAGAGGAATTAAAGAATGATGATATTGATGCCTCTGATTTCCTAGGGGTTTGTGTCACCCTAAATGGTACATGGAGCGATGACTGGGGCTGTGAGTGGGACGATGTTGACTACTGCAAGGTAGAAGAGTATCAAGAGCTTGTCCCTGAACAAGTCATCCCTGCTCATTACGTTACGAAGCAGAAGACAGAAAAGTTCGTACCAGCATGGGAATGAAAGAACCATGGAAAATTCCAAACTCACCTTGGAAGGATGAGAAAGCCTACTTCAATTGGCTAAGAGGTTCAATCCGCCGCATCTGGTCCCGCCATCCGGTGAAAATTGCTTACAAACAACAGAGACGTTACAAAGCACCTATTGGTGTGAAGGGTAAAGAGGTATGGTGTAGTGACTGTGAGATGTGTGGGCAACAGTCACGCACTTGCGAGGTTGATCATTTGGAGGGCGGTTACGGATTTAAAGATTGGCAAACATTCACAGAATGGGCTAAAATGATTCTATGGGTGACGTTTGATGACATTAGGGAGTTGTGCCATACATGCCATTCCCACGTTACATTATCACAGAAGCTGAACATTCCACTGGCTGATGCGATCATTGAAAGTGAAGTCATTGCCCTATGTAAACAAAAAGCATCAGATCAAGATAAATTCCTAGCTAAAAATGGTATTTCAGGTTATAGTAAGAATGCTGAAACTCGACGTAATTTGATTAGAGAGGTGTTGAAGAATGAGCAAAATGAAGGGTGACACTTATCGAGCTATCGAGCTAGAGGGAACTGGTGAGGTGCTTGTGCTGTCTAAAGCCACAGCAGTAAAAACTAAACAGAATATGATTCATCTTGATCAACTACCAGACGGTACATGGCGATTAATCTATAATGGGAATATGATTCCCGATTTCACTAAAGTGATGGGTTTAAAGATTCTGAGGGACGAAGAATGATAGATGATATTGATTACCAAATCCTAACACGAAAGATGCTTGACTTTGAAGACAGACTAAAGCAATTAGAAGCAGATGTTAATGCTTTTGGTAGAGAGTTAGATGAATTGGCTCTTGAGTTTTATAAGGAGGAGACAAATGACAGATATTGATTTGGATGCCTTAGTGAAGAGAGTTGATGCTCTTGAGAAAGAGCTTTTCATCGTGAACAGGTATATTGATACACAACTTAGGAATAAATATCATATCCAAGTTGACCCCAGTTACTGGCAAACTGAACCTCTATGGGGAGATAGAAACTTAGGTAAAGGTGGCTCTATTACAAGCACCTGTGCATTTGATTCACTGCCACCAGAAGATAGAATGAAGCCTATGGGATTGTCGTGTGGTTGTCCTAAATGTACACCTTATAGTATGAATACTAAGCTTGCAGATTGTGTTTCTACTACTTATCTCCCAATACCACCAACTACTGAATATATTGGAGGTAAAAAGAAATGAATAGTGAAGAGCTTTATTGGAGCTATAGCAACTACTCACTTCTTGTGCAAGTGGGAGTGTTTGCCAATATCTGGTTAACTCAGATTACTGGAGGTATTTGATGACTGATAAAGATGACAATATATATCAATTCCCAAGTAGAGAAAACACTCCACACAAAGTATCATCTGGTGATGTACATATCAGTGAGCAGAGTTTGAGAGCACACTTTGAGTTCTTTCTTGGCACGCTTGATGCTAGTCTTGATAGCTTTCAAACTCTTAATGCGGCAGAGAAGTACAATCTTTACGCTACGTTAGTTGAGTTTAGTCATGTGAGTTTAGAATCATATCTTAAATTGAAAGGAGAATAAGTTGACTCGACATTTGTTTATTCCAGATGTACAAGCAAAAGATGGTGTACCACTTCAGCATCTTGAAGCATTGGGAAATTACATCGTTAAAAAACAACCAGAAGTTATTGTAATGATCGGCGATTGGGCAGATATGCCTAGTTTAAGTTCCTATGATGTGGGTAAGAAGTCTTTCGAGGGTCGTATGTATACGAAAGATATTGAATCTTCACGTAAAGCAATGGATGTTTTACTAGGTCCACTCAAAGAATACAACATGCGGCAAGCATTGAACCGTAAGAAGCAGTATAAACCACGAATGGTTATGTGCTACGGAAATCATGACCAGGCGCGGATTGAGCGGGCTATTGAGAATGATCGTAAACTAGAAGGTCTTATTTCAGTTGATGACCTTGGCTTTGCTGAAGCAGGCTGGGAGTGTCATGATTTTCTAGAGATTGTCAATATCGATGGTATTCGGTATAGTCATTACTTTGTTAATCCAAATAGCTTGCTGAAAAACTGTGTAGGTGGTAATATTGATGCTAAGTTGAAGAACTTGGGTTGGTCATTCAGCATGGGCCATCAACAAACGCTGCAATACGGTATTCAGTTCCTACCAGATGGTGAGGCACGACAAGGGCTTGTAGCTGGTGCATTTTATATGCATGATGAAGGTTACATGGGAAGCCAAGGGAATAAGTCTCACTGGCGTGGTGTTGTCATGAAGAACCAAGTGAGCGAGGGTAAATATGATCCTTGTTTTGTTTCTCTTAAATACCTATTAGAAAAATATTTGTAAGGAGTAAATATGAATAGTGATTTGAAATCTGGTGATGTTGTTTTGATTAAAGAGACTGGTTGGGGTTTATTAGAGCAGGATTGTTCTAAATATGTAGAACTTATTTCTTTTACTGATGAGGGATACTATGGGGAACCGGGTTGGACTATCAAAGCCTACGACTCTGGATTGTGGACTAGTAAGCCCGGGAATGCAGAGGGTTATATTGGTGTTGAAAGTTTTGGTACAAACCCACTAGTCCTTCTGAATACTAAAGAAGACAGTGTTGAGGTTTACACAACCAACCCACTATCGGCACTAGACAAGCAAGTGAGTGGGGGCCATTACAAAGGTTGTAAGATTCAACCAGTTGAGTATATTCAAGCTAACGGTCTTGATTACTTCCAAGGGAATGTGATTAAATACACAACTCGCCACAAGCTGAAGAATGGTAAGGCTGATATTGAAAAGGCAATTCACTACCTTGAACTGATCTTGGAACTACAGTATGGTGACTAAGCCCATCTTGGGGTGCGATGTTGACCTCTGTGTTTGCCCCTCTGATGAGGGGTGGATACAGTACC